TGTAATGTAATGCTTTTATATTTCAATTTTATATAAAATGAATTTTATTCTACGATTTAATCAATACTATTTTTGAATGTGTTTCCTTGTTCATAAAAGGGGATATAATTTTAAATATTTGCGAAAATATAAAAGATGTTTCATAAATATAACAAATATCCAATTTATTTGAAAAAGCATTTGCAAGTATTTCAGCAAATTGGTTAATATATTTATAATATTTATCTACATCCAATAACGTTAAATTTTTTAAATATATATGAAAAATAATTTGTGGGTATGTTTTCAATATATTAGAAATAGATTGTGTTAAATAATTGGTAATAACTACAAAAGTAGTTGGAGTAATAATATGTTTCAAATACCTATAATCTAAAATAATGTGATTATCATAGATTGGATTTATAATAAAAGGTAAAAGATTATTTATTGGAATTATGGTAATAATGTTTTTTTTTGTTCGTTTATTATGTTCATCCTCCAAAAAATAATTATTAATTTTTTTACATGGTATATAATTTCCATTATTACTAAATATTTTTTGTTCTGCTTCCATTTTGTACTACATAAAATAAATACAATATTTTATATAATTAACCTTATTTGAAAAAGTATAGTTATGCGTCCTCTTCTATTATTTCAGAAATATCCGTTGAGGCAAGTTCTTTTTGAATGAGGTCCTTTAAACTGACACTCATATTCATGATAGAATTAGAATCTAAATCCGTCATATTTTGTTGTAAAAAAACAATTTGCCTATTTTCATCCATGTCTTGGTCTTGGTCCTGGTCTTGGTGTTGGTCTTGGCCAGGTTCTTCACTAAATACTATATCGGTGAGCCTTTGGTTTGTTTCCATAGTAAATGACTGCAACTTTAATAACAAATCTTTCACTTGAGAAAGCTCTACCTTTAGTACTTCTACACTTTCTGTTAATTTGGTAACGGATTCATTATCTACTTTAGTAAGAGGAACAATTGTAGGAGCAATAGGAGCAATAGGAGCAATAGGAGCAATAGGAGCAATAGTAGGAGCAGTTGTTTTCGTTGATAATAATTTATGTCCTCTTTCTAAAGCATCTAATCTAGAAACCATATTGTCAAATACTCCCTTATCAATAATAACGCCATTTTCATTACTACTATTCTGAATACCATCGCTTTCAGAATCCAAATTCTGAACCATTGTTTCTACACGACCGAGGCGAATCGTTATTAATGCAATTGCATTTTGAATGGTCATTTGTTTTGGCAAACCAATAGGAGCATTTGGTGGAGCCATTTGTTGTTGGCCCGGTCTTCCCTGCATGTTTTGAGGAGGACCTCGTCCAGGAATGGGAGGAGGTTGTTGGTCATTTCCACCAGCGCGTCTTTGTCTAGCAGCAGCATTCGCACGATTACTACTCATTACATTCTTTTTACAAATTGTTTCCTAAACCCGAACGCATTTCAATAAAAGTATGCAAATATTGCTAAATATAGTTACTAAATAATTATATTTAGTAATTATTTTCGCTTTAATTATATTATGTTTTTCAGTTTTAGAGATATTTAATTCTTTTTTAATATCTTTTTATAAAATATATGGATAGCTTAGATTCAAATAAGGGATTCTTTAAATATGTATTTAATTTTGATGATAGTACAAAATCAGAATTACTAAATATAATTCAATTCTCGGTTCTCTCTTTGATTCCGGTTATTTCATTGAATAAGGCAATGCAAAGATATGTCCCGGAGGCAGATGAACAAAAGGGAAGTGTAGAGATTTTAGCAGAAATTATCATTCAAACAATGGTTCTCTTTTTGGGTATATTTTTTGTGTATCGGTTAGTAAGCTACGTGCCGACTTACAGTGAAACTAAATATCCCGACTTTAGTGTAGTGAATATCATATTGATTGGGTTGGTCATTTTATTGAGTCTTCAGACAAAATTAGGAGAGAAAGTTGGCATTTTATCAGACCGCATCGCTGAACTTTGGGAGGGACCATCGGATGGTAAGAAAGCAGGGTCCAAAAAATCCGGAAGTGTTAAAGTAACGCAGCCAATTTCACAGCCGAATTCGCAACAGATGGCGATTACCCAGTCATTGTACAGTAATCAGGGAAATTCAACGTCATTAAGTCAGTTGCCAAATTATGGTCAAGGTCAAGGGCAAGGACAAGGTCAAAGCCAACAAAAAATGCCAGATTATAATTCAACCTATGTGAATGCAAATGATGCCAGCGCTCTAATAGGAAACACGAGTCCAGGAATGGAATCTATGATGAATATGCAAAATGGAGGATTCAATGAACCCATGGCAGCGAATGCAGTACTTGGTGGAAGTGCTTTTGGGTCTAATTTCTAAAATATTAAAAATTAATAAATTTGTAAATGTAGAAAAAAGAATTAAAAAATTGTAAATAGATTATATAATTATAAATTATTTACAATACAATACAATACAATGGATGTGGAAAAATTATTAAAAGCATTAGATAATGAGGAAAATGGAAAATTGATGAATATGACAAACGACAAAATAAAGAAGATGAATTTTGAAATTTTGAAGGAACTGCATTTATCGCGAGAATTATTGGTAGAATATATGAAAAAGTTAAAAAATTATATATATGTGGAAGAAATGGACGATTTAAAACATGGTAGTTTTATTCGTTGGATTAATATTAAAGACCCTGATAATTTGCATTTAACAAATGGCGGTATTCTTAGTGAAATTAAGGTAATAGATACTGGCGTATGTATTGTATGTAAAAGTTTTTCACATCGTCACTTTCAAATACAAATGGAGGAGTGTCTTATTTTTCAAAAATTATCTGGTCAGGAACAAGTTTTATTATCTGCGCTAGACCATTTAGCAAAATAATATACCAAATCCAAACGGTGGAACGTTTAAAATGTTAAAGAGTTCAATATTAAAACAAGCCCAAAAGCACCAAATGCAGGGAAAATTTCACCCACCAAAGAAATATCGTCAATATATTTTTTTCTAGTATTAAAAATAATATCAAAAATTTCAGGGCTATAATTATAATCAGGGGTTACATGATGTTGAGCGTGATATTTATTACTGGTTAGACTGTAATAAAATATATGAAGGCCGATATATAAAAAGGCGGCATACAATATAATGTTTAGACTGAAAATATGTAATCCGAACAACTGTTGAAAAATATAAATAATAAAAAATCCCATAAAATTATTCAATGCTTCTAATGAAAGATCTACCCATCGCGAAAATTTTGATTTCAAATCGGGATCATGATGAAAACTTATATGTGTATTTAATATATTAATAGGATAAAAATCGGATACTTTATGTGCAAGAACATGCCCAGCATAGCTCCAAAATAGCATAAAACAACTTTGAAGAAAAGAATTAAAATAACTAAATTCTGGATGACCTAATAAAGTAGATAATAATAGCCATATAAATGCAATAAATAGTAATTTATATAAGTGATACATTGTATATTTTAATGTTTTATATACAATGCATATATTTAATCTTATTTTTTTACTCGGTAACAAAAATCTAAATCTAAATATAAATATAAATCTAAAATAAAAATATAAATCTAAAATGTTATATGTGTAAGTTGTGGTAAAAAATATAAAACAAATAATTTTGTAAGACATATTAAAAATGTACCAAATACAAGACCTACTGTTAATTCTTCTTCGGTGCCATTTGGTAATCCGATGAAATGTGAAAAGGTTTTAATAGAAGCGTTATTTTCAAATTTATTCAAAATACATCCAAAAAAATAAACTTGAATATATACTAAAAGTAAAATAATTGTGAGCAATGATACAACTGTAATATTATTATTAAATAATATAATATAACTAGTTGGAATGATAACAAGTCCATGTATAAATATGAATAATGTTGTTAAAAGAAGATTTTTATCTAGGAAATAGGAGGAATTCATATACAAAATATGTTGTGTATAATAATACAATATACAATATATTTTAGATTTTAGATTTTAGATTTATCGTTTTTTAATCGTTTTATTGCGCTTTGCGCCAATAATTATATTTCTTTTTGTTTTTTTCATTAGACTTATAATTTTTCGCTTATCTTTGCATGTAAATTTTCCACGAACTAAATTTTTACGATTTAATACAGTTCTCGTGCAAACACCGATTGCTTTGGGTTCCTCGGTTAAATCAGGCGATACCTTTTTAATACATGAACATAATTTCTCAGCTAATATTCCTTCAGCACTATATTTCATCATTTTTTTACTTTTGGGAATGGTTTGGTTATAATATTTTAATATTTTTGAATAATCGGAATTTGATAATTTATATGACATGTCACTTTTATATATAGACATTTTATTATAAAAAAATTAAAAAAATAAATAACTTAATTTCCCAATATTTATATATTAGAAAAATATATGTACGACCCATTAAAAGTTGTTATTATTGACCTGGATGAAACATTAGGATATTTTATAGAATTTGGAATTTTTTTTGAGGCATTAAACGCATATTTAAAATATGATCATATACATGGCGAACCTCACGTCATAATTGATCAACCGAAATTTAATCAACTATTAGATTTATATCCAGAATTCATTCGTCCAAATCTATATCCTATTTTAAATTATCTGAAACATAAAATGAAGTTAAAAGAATTCAAAGGTGTAATGATTTATACAAATAATCAAGGACCAAGAACTTGGGTAACTTTTATAAAAAATTATCTTGAAAGTAAAATAAAATATAAATTATTTATTCAAATTATTGCAGGTTTTAAAGTCAATGGAAAACAAATAGAATTGTGTAGAACATCACATGAAAAATCGTTGAATGATTTTTTTCGTTGCACTAAACTTCCTCAAAATACGCAATTATGTTTTTTAGACGACATGTATCATCCATACATGAATAGCGATAATGTCTATTATATTAAAATTAAACCATACACATATGATTTATCATTTGACACGATGATTAAGCGTTTTTTAAATAGTAGTATAGGAAATCATTTAATACCAACAAAAGAAAAGGAAGATAAATTTTTTATTTTTATGCAACAATATATGTTAAAATTTCAATTTTTGTATGTGAAAAAATCTGACGAAGAATATGAGATTGATAAAATAGTTACAAAAAAAACGATGGTACATTTACAATATTTTTTTAATAAACATAAACCATATCAATTAAAAAATATGAATAAAAATAATTATACAGTTGATACTATTGATACTATTAATAATAACACTATTAATAACAATAATAGTAGTCGGCGATATGGAAAGACATATAAAAATAAAACAATGAAACGAAAAAAATTATAAACCCAATGTTGTAATTGCTATATGTGCATATTTTTGAACGATATCATTGATAAATGTAGTTGTTATAAGAAAAATGCCTGCACTAAATGCAATTTTACGATCTAAGTCATTAAATTTAATTTTTCGGAAAGGGTTAAACCGAAATAATAAGAATAAACTGACGTAAATTTTGGTATAATATTCTAATGTATTTAAACTATCCGGAGATATAATTTTAATACCAATAGCTAATGCGATAAATGAAATATAATTTGTTAAAATAAATATATTAAATAAATTTGATTGTACATGATATAATGCATGTTTAATATGATGTGTAATCATTGTATAATATATAATAATAAAATATTAAAATACAAAATAAAAAATTCGGTTTATTTCGTATTGTATTGTAAATAAATAAAATATATTATTATATACTATATAATAAAATGATGAAAAATCCACGTTCTAGTCAAACTCCTTCAGCTAACACTTCAGGAGTTCATTCGCTTACTGGAAACATGACGCCTCAATATGAGTGTGCTTCTCAAATTACGAATTCTATCAATAAAAGAATTTATGATAGAAATATTCCCTCTGCTCAATTACAACCGTATTTAAATGTTAGGCCAGTAATGACAAAATATTCTATCATGCCAATTGTCGACCCAAGAAAACCCATAAAGGTTCCCATGGAGCAATTGCCTACCTTTAGCCCACACGCCGTTTTTAATCCAGGAAATACACAATCACCTTGGTCTGGGTTTGCATCAAGTATCAATACAGAATCTGAATTGAGAAATCAGATATTTGCATTACAACGATGCAGCCAATCCGTATATGTTCCAAACTCGTCGAGTGATTTATATCATGTAAGTTTTAATCCAGAAAAGAGTGGAAATATTCATCAACCGTTTCCTGGGCTATTTCATAAAGAATCATTTTCTCCATTTAATCCAAATCCAAGTCCGTCATCAATCGGGGACGAGTTATTTAATAATAATACACGTGTCCAAATCCGAGGATTAACGAATATTGATTCTACTTGTAAAAATTAGTAAAAATTAGTAAAAATTAGTAAAAATTAGTAAAAATGAAACCAATAAAAACTTTTTTATAAAATCATAAAAAAGTTTAATATATACAATATATTAAATGACAGAAAAAATGATTCATGAATTATCATTGGAATACTTAATGAATAAAACAACTTATGAAAAATATTGTAAAAAAACTGTTCCAACTGATAAAACTGTGAATAAAAAAGATAAAAAATTTTATCGGAAACGCATTTATGATTTAACAAAACAGTTGTTGAATCCGGAAATAACTGACACAGCGCCTTTGTATCCGAATATAAATCATACATTTGATAATTATGTTAAGGCGTGTATAGACTATTTTAAAATGATAGATAAGACTGATATTATTCAGGAAGATTATAAGGATTTTACAGATATATTAGATATGGACAAATCAAATGAAATTAATGTTGATAATATTCAGACATCAAAACAGGCGGACCAATTAATAATGCGTTCTATTAAAATACGAGAACCAAATAGTTTAGAAAAATTAGTGAAGCGTACAACAATAAAGGTGGAAAATCCTCCTGCATTACCCCAACAAAAAGATATAAATTTAAAAGACCCTTTGCTTAAAAATAAAGGAATTCGTAAAAAGAAAAATATCACTAATAAATATGACAAGACCGATGACAAAAAAACAAATGAAACAACTGAAATCAAAAAAACACAAATATAAAAACAAGAAAAATAATAAAAACAATAATAATAACAAAAACAATAACAAAAAGAAAAATAAAACCAGAAAAATGATGAAATTAAAATGCAGCCCCGATAATGGTAAAACCGAAAAATTAAAATTTTCATGTTTTGATGATAAAACTTTATATAAATTAAGAGATTTATGGAATTTGCGTCATAAAGATACAATTATAAACACGAATGATACGAAGGAAATATGGGAACAACTGCAAAAAAATATGAGTTATGTTTGTAATAAAGAATCTTGTTGGTTAAAACAACAATTTGCAAATGGAGAGTTTAACAAAAATTTTGATACGTATTTTGCCCCAGAATCTCCAAAAGAATGGAAAAAGAAACCAAACGAATGGTTATCTAGCACTGATATTTTAGCAGTAATGAAGCAATATGAAAATGTGTATCCATGTTTTGATTTTATTGGGCCATCTCCCATGGATTTTGATGTACAGCAACAATACGGTGAATGTGTTTGGCAAGAATTATGTGATTTTAGTGTAGAAAACCAAATAAAAAATGGTAAATTTAAAGTGGGAATGATATTCAATTTGGACCCCCATACTCGCGACGGGTCACATTGGGTAAGTATGTTTATAAATATTAAAAAGGGTAAAATTTTCTTTTTTGATAGTGTTGGTGATCCAGCAACAAAAGAAATAATGGCGCTCGTAAAACGCGTACAAAACCAAGGGTCACAATTAAAGAAACCAATCAATTTTGTATTTGACCAGAATCACCCTGTAGAGCATCAATATGGAGATACGGAGTGTGGGATTTATTCCTTATATTTTATTGTTCATATGTTGGAAGATAAACATACTTCGGAATATTATAAAAAACATGTATTATCTGATAAATACATGCAATCGTTTCGCAAAATATATTTTAATGAGGAATTATAAGAATTATAAGAATTATAATGATAAGAAAAATATATAAATATGTCAAATGTATTTATATATTACTAATTATTTGAATCATGAATACATCCGAATTTATACAACAGCAAAATATAGAAATGATTTGGGATGTTCTCCTGGATGAAGAAGGTAGTTTTATAATGAAAAATAATGGTCACTACGAACAAGCAATAAAATCTCAATTCATGACGATTATTAAAAATTTTTATGACCATGAAAAAAAATCGGGACTTCCGTTGTTGGGAATGAATAAAAAAATCGTAGCTATTTTAGTTAATGAGTGGATACCCATGTTAAAAACACAAGAACAAAAAATTCGTAGTCCAGAAGTGCCTCAACAAAAACAACAGCAACCAATATCAGAGTCATTAACTTTGGTAACGGCAGAAGAAATACAGAATAATCGGAAAACACAATTTGAGAAAGAACTAAATCTAAAACGTAATGAATTTCAAGGGGCGATGACAGCTAAAACACCCCCAATCATTGACTTTAAAGATAAACAAGATGAACCTATTGGAGAAATGGAAAAATTAATTGCAGAAACGATTGCGCAAAGAAATTTTGAAATAAATCAAATACAAAATGTACCGGGAAATAAAGCAGAAACCGAAAAATGGTTGCAAGGGGACAAAGTGAGAACAAAACCGATTCCTACTTCTAGTTCTAGTTCTAGTTCTATTGTAGAAAGTAATCCCGGATTTAAATATATTAAAATAGGAGAAAAACTGGATGATACTACAAATGTAATTGAATTATCAAATCAAAAAAAACAATTAACCTGGGAAGATAATGAAACGTATTCAGATTTCAGTAGCTCATTGGATGACCGCTCCACCGAGTCTATATTTAAAAAATTAAAACCAATCATAAAACCGAAAATAGAACGAAGTATAGAACGCAGTATAGAACGAAGTATAGAACAAAATATAGAACTTCGTATAGAACCGATAGATACAACAAACAAAGAAATGGAAAAAATGAATGAAAAAATGGATGCTTTACTATCACGTATGGATACACTTGTTGAATTGTTATCTAAAATGCAACCAAATTTGGATTAGAATTATAATGACCAAATCACACAACAACTATTGCACCATGCTATGCATAAAATACATAAATTCACATTTTTTTTTGTATCTTTTGTATCCTGGTTACCATTCGTGTCTCTATCCATCGTTTCGCTAAGTGGTCCGGTTTTGTCACTCTCTAGACTAATATCTGTAAGTATTTCTTCATTCATACTATGTAATGTAATAATATATTGTTATTATTACATTTCTATTTACTATTTATACTTTATTATTTAAAGATTTAACCAATAATCAAATAATTTATTAATGAAAACTTTTTTTTCATCCGGTGTTGAATTTGTAGCAATTATTGCATGATTCAGTTGTCTAATTAATATATCCTGTCTTTGAGGGTTATCATTATACCACTGGGCAGATTTGTACAGTTTATCCATTAATACATTTTTTTCATTATCATCTATAAATTCAAAACGGTTTAAAAGTGATTTAACTTTTGGTGTAAAAATGTCACTTGTTCCGCCATATTGTTTTCTACTTTTTTTAAATCTACGAGTTATATTGTATTTTCTTTTGGTTAATTTGGTTCTTTTGGTTATTTTGGTTATTTTGGTTATTTTTCTTCTTCGTTTTCTCAAAGAATACGCCATTCTATATAATATTATTATAAAATAATTTTATTTAGGTCTGAATTTAAATAAGTATTGGTCTAAATCTTATTGAATTGCATATCCCCATTCGGCAATTTTTCTAATGTACCAATCAAGGTTGGTTCTAGTCCAGGAACGGCTTGTGCCTGATTATAACTATCCAAATCATAAATATTTCCCAAAGTAGAACTTATCTTTCGATAAATATAAATTTTACCACGCAATTGTATCTCTTTTCCAGACCATTCCAAACGTTTTTTATTCATCTTTGCCATGGTATCTGGTTGTTCTGTCTTATAACTTGGCTGATAAGAAAATGAATTTGCATTCGGTTGCCCAAATTGAAGGCAATGTAACTGTTCTTTGGACCCTTGACGAGAATAAATGGCGCAATCAATAGAAGCTTCCTTCATAGCAGTAATTAATTGTTGGCTGACCTCATCTTTAATCGTGGATATTTCAAACAAAGCCTCATCACTAGTAAATGGAATTTGAACCAGTTTATCTTTATCTTTGGGTGAGTAACTCGGGTATGTTTTTTTACTCAAATCTTTTAGTTTCAATTCAATAGACGCATCACTCAAAATTTGCTCTTTGGAAAAAGTCATTAAATATAAGAATACCTCCACCGTTTGCAATGCAGGCGGCAAATTTTTGTGACTGCAAATACGCCGAGCTCTTCCAATAACCTGGTCTATACGTGCTGGATGCCAATACGGCTCCATAATATGAACATAGCGTGTATTTCGCAAGTTAATACCTTCGGACCCAGATGCCGTAATCATCAATACTTTAATTATTTCTCCCATAAAATTATTATTGGCAATCTCTTTTAATTGATTCGTAATCGGAGTACCTTCATCCCAATCGCTATTAAATATATTACGAATCACTTCCTTTTCTTCAGAAGATTCGGTACCCGTATATAGAGCAAATGTCGGTTTTCCCATATTCTCTTCCGCTATATCCAACTCCCATTCACCGGATGCATTTTTTTTGATTTTGAATCGTGTATAACCATTTTGTTCAAGCACTTTGGTAAATATTCCGATTCCTTCTAATGTGCGAAACTGACTATACACCAAATGAAGGCCGATATGTTCCGGGTCCTCAATGTTTTCAAGCATGGACAAATATTTGGGACTATATACTTGCAATCCTTCTGGACTAAAATATTCTGCCGACCGTTCTTCCAAGTATTCAATGGCGCGTTTTAATCGTGCTTCATACGTGGAATCTCCCAAATTATCTAAAATAACATCTCCTTCAATTTCTCCATCTGGTTCCCCTTCCAAATCGTTGGGTCCTCGCTTTTCCGTTTCTTTTAAAGCATCTTTGTATAATTCATCTAGTTTTGAGCCGTCTTCCAACTCTTCTCGTGGCATAGGACGCCCGGGTGGTTTTGGCATCACAAAATTACAGAATAAACGTGAAAAAATTCTATAGGTAGAACTCGGTTCTTGATAAATTCCATTTTCATCTGCTTTGCCCTTCTTCTTTTTATTTTGCTTCTCTTGTTTTCGCTCTTGTTGCCGCGCGGCTTCATAGACACCAAATTGGTAATCACTCATTGGAATTTTTACAACATGAAAATTGGCGAGCTTCTCATAACGTGGTAGCAAATTCTCCTGGGCACTTCTAAAATAAGATGTTAAGCCCATTATTCGGCGTTTAAACATTTCCACATTTTTAACATTACCGGTATCACTTGATATAAACATATTTATAAAATCGTCAAATTTATCGGGAAGCGATTTGAACATATGAACCGTGATGCCTTGTGCAAAGACTTCAATATCATTACGATTCAATATTTGGATAACACGACGTTCAAAATCCGCATCACTTATTTGTCCTCTTTTAAACACTGCGGTTTCTTTCGTTGTTTTATCTACCTTTTCGTAAGCCTTATTCGTAACGCCGTGATAACCACTATCTGCTTTTTCTTTATTTTCAAACCCGTATGGGTTTCGTGTAATAGTCAATTTCTTACTGGATACGGAATAATCTAAGAAATCCATATTCTTTTCTCTTGTAAAAATTTCTTGCAACCTTTCTTTATTGACCGGCTTACTTGTTTTAACATCCAGTGGTATTTCCCATGTCTTGATGTATCCTCGCAAAATATTATAAAGTATTCCAATTTCATTTGGATAATTAATAATCGGAGTTCCAGTAAGAAGAACAACACGCGCATTTTGTGCCGAAAGCAACATTTCATAAAGAATCATAGATAAAGAATAAGACACTCTTTCTTTTTTCCCCGTTTTTGTATCAGTTGCAACTGCTTTTTCCTTACCAATCTTATTCACAATGCGACTAATGAAATTATGTGCCTCGTCAATAATAACCACCGCATTATCAAATATATTTGTTTCAAAATTATCGGACATTTCCTTTAATTTATCTCTGCGAAGACCATTATAATTAATGAATTTATATTTTGCTTGAATCATTTCATCTAACTGGTCATCTAAACTGTTTTTATCCGCTGTAGGAAGTGCATTATAGTTGCTTGGCTTGGTTACATCTACCAGCCACGCACCTCCTTTTTTGTGAATATATTCCATAGGTAAATGCAAAGCCGCAGAAAGCGTTTCAAATGCAGTGGGTTCATCAATCCATTGCCAAAACTGATTTTTCTTGTAAAGTGCATCACCGCATTTTTTTAATTCTTCCATATAATTTCTCCGCAGTGATGCCGGTGTCATTATAATAATTTTTTGCGTGCTTTTCATGCCTTCTGCAATAGCAATAGAAGTACATGTTTTACCGGAACCTAAACCGTGAAATAATAGAAGCCCGCGATATGGCGTGTATAAATTTAAATAATCGCGAACAATTCTTTGATGTGTTAATAAAGTTAGTTCTTTGGAAGCATTGCCCATATTATCACATGATACCCCGGCATTATCGTCTAAAACTTGGTCTCTGTATGGTTCAAAGAGAGAATTAATAAAATTGACAAAAATTTCGCGATTATTCATGTAATAACTGCTTACCTTGTATTGTACTTTGGCCGTTTTTTCTGGAAGCCGGCGCACAATAGGAAGATCATCAATGCTAATCCATTCAATTGGGTCAAGAATAGAAACTCCTTTCGGCATTTTCCCGGTTGTTCTGCGCTTTTTAACTGGTGCTTTTTCTTTCTCTTTTTCTAATTCCAATGGTGGAACAATATCAAGACCTTCTTCTTGCAAAATGAGTAATTTCTTTTTTGTAATTTTCTTTGCCTTTTTTACAGCAGGTTCTAATTCAAAAACGGGTTGCAATTGCATAGTTGATTTTTTACTAACCTTTCCAATTTTTCTCTCAGATAACCCTTTTAATAAGGCCTCAATAGGAAAATTCGGGTCCTGTTCATCTTTAAATTCCACCTTTTGAATAGTTACTTTTTCTGGTAGGTTGGCTACAGGAATTATCACTTTTATTTCTTGTTTTTTTTGCTGCATTTCAGTTGGTTTCAGTCGTAATTGTTCTTTTATTTTATCTAAAGGATTCATATCTTATATAAGATAAATATATAATACTTTTATTGTATTAGATATTTTATACATTTTTTACAAAATATTTTTTTATTATTAAATAAATAAATTTTTAAAATTTTTATTCAGAATAAGACAATATTTTTTGCAAAGCCTCTTGGCATGCAATTTGTTCTGCCTTTCTTTTAATTTTATGCTGCCCTCCCCCCAAAAATAAAAATATTTTTCCGTGTAAAACTATATATTCGTTAATGGAATGAAATGTTTTTAAATTATCTATATGCAAAGCATTCTGATAAGAACAATTATATACTTGTTGCCCAATACATAAATATACACCCATTTTATATCCATTTTCAGGGTCCGGCTCACCCATTTCCAAATAATGAGGGGTTACCTTGAATTCTTTTTGAATTTTGACTTGAAGAATATTCTTATAATTGTCATCATTCTGAATTAATGCAATCCAATCAATATGTTTTTCTAATATATTTTCAACAAATTTTTGCGCCATTTGAAATCCAGGACCCGTAACAAACATGGTTTGAAACCAGTTTTCCTCGTCCTTCACTTCAATCTTATTAAAATCCAAAAATAATGCGCCTAAAAATGATTCAAAAAGGCAACCCAATTTTTTAAAATTACTTCGTATATTTTTCTCCTCTGCATGCCGTGATAAAATTAACCACTTATTCAAATGCATTTCCATCGCAATTTTACCAATCGCTTCATTTTTAACAATTGCAATTTTTTTTTCGGTCATGAATCCTTCGTTCTCTTTAGGGAAACGACGATACAAATAATATTTGACAATTAATTCAAGAACTCCATCTCCAAGAAATTCCAAACGTTCGTTTGACTTTGTTTTTAAAGGCATACAATCTGGTGGCTGTTCCACAATAGTGATATTTTGTTGCATATTTTCTAGATGCGGGCGCTTGGTATAAGATTTATGTACAAATGCCCGTTTATACAGATTCAAATTATTTATGGTTGGTGGAATTCCATATTTAGTGAGAATAGATTGAACATCATTCAATGTAATCTCTATATTGGAGGAATTATACGGGTTAAATATAAGTCCCTCATCACTCCTAATAATATCGTCATCGTGTAGCAACTTTGATTCTGTCATATTTTTACTGTCGCAATATTCCATATATAGATTATAGACGATTCTATTTAAATTACTTGAAAATATATTTTAGGCAAGTTCGCGATTAAAAAAATAAATTAATAAAATAATATTTAGAGTATATATAAAATGGTTGGAATGACTTATAACTCAGGCAGTAAGTCTGCTAGAAATGTTGATTCATTAGCGAACCGAGGATGCCAATATGGTGGGTCTTGCGGTGGTAACAAAAAACCCGGTATTATTACATACGGTGGGTCGTGGCCTAGAGGCAATATGGGTAATTTCTTGAATCGAGCCCCCCAAGGGTGTTGTGCAAAGAATAATAGTATTCTATTTGGGCAGATATTTACGAATCGGAATCCTGTTCAATATACACGCGCGCGTGCAGGTGTTGTGCATGGTTTGTCCGGTATGGGTTAAAAGGAAACCGAAAAACCAGAAACAAAGCAATTCAAAGCAAAAGAAACCAAAAGAAAACCAAAGAAAGAGAAAGAGAAAGAGAAAGAGAAAGAGAAATAATATATTAAGAAAATAATTTAATAAGTTCTTTATTATTAAATTATTATAATGAAAATTAAAATAGACCATCGGGAGCATGATTTGATTCAATCGTGTAAATATTTTTTAGGTATTGGTCCGGCATATCAAGGAATAGAATTAGAAATATGTAATTTACCCATCGGTGATATCATTTTATGTGATGATACCGGTATTGAGAAAGTTATTATTGAGAGAAAAAGTTTATCAGACCTTGCATCCAGTATTAAAGACGGACGATATGAAGAACAGTCATATCGTTTAAATGGCATCTCACACCCAAACCATAATATCATGTATATTATTGAAGGTGAAATGAATAAAGTGAATAGTTTTAAAACTAGAATAGATAAGTCTGTATTATATTCGGCGATTTTTTCATTAAATTATTATAAAGGATTCTCAGTATTGAGGAGTCAAAATTTAGAAGAGACTGCAATTATGATTTGCCATATGACTTATAAATTAAAAAAAGGTATTATTGGTGATTTGAAACCATATTATGATTCACTTATTCCGGAAATTCCAGAACTTTTGGAAAACTCAGAAAATCAAGAAATCTCAGAAAATCCAGGAATAAAAGAAGAAAAAGAGTATTGTCATGTAGTGAAGCGGGTAAAGAAGGATAATATCACCCCCGATAACATTGGAGAAATTATGTTATGTCAAATCCCCGGAATAAGTTCTATAACTGCAATTGCTATAATGACGCAATTTAAAAACTTACCCAATTTAATATTTTGTCTTAAGGAAAATCAACAATGTTTAAAAGATATATCATATAGCAATGCCAAAGGACAGACTAGAAAAATAAGCAAACCGGCCATTGAAAATATTAAAAAATTTTTGCGATCAAATGAATAATATTCTATAGATATATAAATATATTACATGAGTGAAGATTTATTAAAAATAATAGGAATAGTAGTGCTTGTTGTTTTTTTATTATATTTAGTATCCAAAGTATTAAAACTCCATTTGAATTTACAAAGTAGTATTATGGAAGGATTAACAAACAATGGCGTAAATGGCGTCGCTGGGTCAGCTGGAGTTTTTGGTAATTCTATTGCCGAAAAGAGTACCGTATTAAATGACTCCTTCCTAATTAATAAATATAAAACCGATTATGAACATGTGATACTTAATTTAGATGAATATATAGACCTGTTGATGTTACAAACTACATTAGTTTTTTCTGCAAAAGATGGTACATCGCCGGAGAATATGGCACTTTTAACTAATTTAAACACATTACATGCTACAAAAGCCTCATTAAATGCAGTAATGAGTTTTATTGACCGTAAATAATTAAAAATTTTTTTATAATTTATATAAAATATAAAAATTTTCTAATGATAAAACGTGTATTTATACAGCATCTAAACTTGTCCAGTAACTTCATTTCCTGCATAATACCCAGCATCTACTAATTTTTCTGTATAACGTTGCCCACCCCAATTATCATCCATTGCATTTGGGCTCGGACTAAAAAGCATATTTTCAGTCACTTCATTTCCATGTAATACCGCAGCATTTGATAAGTCTGCATCCGACGTTGGTTGGGTAATAGTAGGAGAACCAGCATAATTCGGATTAAAATCGGTAGAACCCGGCCCAGAATCAGGCCCAGAACTAGAGTCAGGTGCATAACCAGTCGTTTGTGCGCCAGGATAATTAGTGCTTAATGCCGGTTGCAAACCACCTTGCGGTTCCATAACACTTGGTCTCGCTTTATAAACCGATTGCCCTTGAGCATCATAAGTCTGCTGCAAATATAAAACAGGGCAACGAATCCCTTGACTATGTTGCCAACTTATAAATTCTACATAATCTTCTAAATTTTCAAATTCAACCGGATTTACTCCAGGAACTTGCGCAAGATTTGAATTGTATAAATGAAAACGAGAACCCTTTTGAATTAACATATTTGGGCACCGAGTTTCTCCGGTCATAGTCGCGAGTCCTTCTAAGGATTTAGGGCCGTCATACATTGCAACAAAATATATTCCTGCTAAAAAGACAATAATAATAAGAATGAGCAGCAAGGACATATATAATAAAGTAGGATAAATAAAATTTCTATCTATATTTTATAATGACGGAAACCCCCAAATTACAAATCATTGAAATAGAAGGACCATTGAATAAAAAGTCGGAAAAAAAATTGGAAAAATTAAATCATGGAATTAAATCAGGTAATCATGTATTTTTATTTTTATTTATGGTTGGATGTGGTCCGTGTGAAAGCACCAAAGAGCCTTGGGCGAATATTCCACATCATTTAACGGATGACCACAAAAAGAACCCACAAATTATTATTGCACGCGTAGATAAAGATTTTTATCCAAAATTACATTCCGTTGGAAAAGAACCAATGGGATTTCCTACATTGCGTTATATTTCAAATGGCGGAATAGAAGAGTATGAAAAGGATAGGAGTGCAGAATCTTTTGCAGAATGGATTAAGACAAAGGTTCCCAGATATGATAAACGCGGTGGCGCAGGAGAACATGGAATGGCTTTTAGACACTGTAATAGTAAAACGTTACATACGCGACGGCGCAGTGGAGGTAAATGGTCATTAAAATACAAACGCAGCATCAATTGTCGTCGTCCAAAAGGTTTTAGTCAGAAACAGCATTGTAAATATGGAAGAAAGAATAAACATATGAAAAGTGGTACAAAGACTAGGAAAAGAACGAAGAGATAAAATCGTTAAGTTCTTTAAATTAGTTTGAATTATCTATTATTTTTTTTACAATTTATAATATACGGTTGCATATTATAAAAAATTGAATTAAATATACCAACGGATATATAGTATAACTAAAAAAATAAACAATGGAACAAGCATTTCGCCTTTACGATTTTAATGTATATAATGAAAATACGTCAGATTCAAATAGTGATGATTCTGGCGATGGACCAAAAAGAGATACAAATACCTTCAAAATTCAAATGTTTGGAATAAATGAAAAAGGAGAGAGTTGCAGCATTATTGCGGAAAATTTTAAACCATTCTTTTACGTAAAAGTGGATGATAATTGGACCGACGCAACAAAAATGGCCTTTCTCGCCTTTATGAAAGACAAAGTGGGAAAATATTATGAGAACTCTATTGTAAAATGCGAGCTAGTAAGTAAGAAAAAATTGTATGGGTTTGATAATGGAAAAGACCACAAATTTATTCAAATTATATTCAATAATATGCCATGTTTCAACAAGGCAAAATATTTATGGTATGATAAAGATTACAAATTACGCCCGAACGGTTTCTTATTTAAAGGTACGCGCATGTTATTATACGAGTCAAATATTCCACCATTATTGCGATTCTTTCATATAAAAGACATTAGTCCTTCCGGTTGGATTCTTCTGCCGAAAAAAAAAACAATTCAAATCAATTTTGACAAAAAAACCACTTGTACATATGAATTCTGCATTGATTATAAACATATTCTTCCGCTCAATGAAAAAGAAACGCGCGTGCCGTATAAAATATGTAGTTTTGATATTGAGGCAAGCAGTAGTCATGGAGACTTTCCCGTTCCAGTCAAATCGTATAAAAAATTAGCAACGAATATAGTGGAATATTTTGAAAAGATGGAAAAAGAAATAAATAAAGAAGATTGTAAGATTCTTTTACGTGAAATTATGATGTGCGCTTTCGGATATTCTAATACAATGATAACGATTGATTTGGTATATCCAAAGATTGCGCAAACGAATAAAGAAGTAATAGAAAAAACGGAAAAATGGTTACAATCCAAAATAAGAGATAACACAAATGCAGATAATTTTGGAAACCAAATAACGATTGAAGATATGTTTGAGCGCATGAATGCTGCTGTAAATGGAGATGGAGATGGAGATGGAGATGGATATGGAGATGGAGATTGCGATATAAGTGATAACGAAGAAGATGATGAATCTGTACCGGTTATAACAAAATCTACATTCAAATCAAAATCAAAAACAACCACATTAAAAGACGCACAACAATATAACGGCACAGTGGTAGATATGATGCTAGATAAAAAGTTTGATAGAGAAGCCAAATTATTGGAACTGCGTATTACGATGGATAATATATTTCCACGTTTGGAGGGCGATAAGGTAACATTTATCGGTTCCACATTCCTGCGTGCAGGTCAAACCGAACCATACTTAAATCATTGCATCGTATTGAATACATGCGGAACAGTTCCGGTAGAAAATAATCAAATTGAAACCTATTCTTCGGAAGATAAAGTGTTGCTTGCATGGAAAGATTTAATTCAACGTGAAAATCCGGACATTATCATCGGATATAACATATTTGGTTTTGATTATGATTTCATGTTTCATCGCGCACAAGAAACCGGTTGCATTCGCGACTTTCTCAATCTTTCAAAGAACAAGGGCGAAATTTGTGCTTCTATAGATAAAGAATCTGGAAATTATAAGCTAGAAGAATCCAAAATTGTGATTGCAAGCGGTGAGCATAACTTAAGATATATTAAAATGAACGGCCGAATTCAAATAGACATGTTCAATTATTTCCGCCGTGAAGAAAGTTTGTCGTCTTATAAGTTGGATTATGTGGCTGGTCATTTTATTGGCGATTATGTTAAAAATTTGGAATACAATCAAGAAACAAATGAAACGTGTATTAAAAGTACAAATTTAACCGGATTATATGATGGAAGCTATATTCATTTTGAAGAGATTGGGCATTCTACCGATTATTATAGTAATGGTGACAAATTTATTGTGAAAACAGTGAATAAAACCACCGGTAAATTTATTGTAAGCGGACATATTCAACCCGACCAAATTAAGAAAATTCGTTGGTGTTTGGCAAAGGATGATGTAACTCCGAAAGATATTTTCCGCATGACGAATGGTACTGCCGAGGACCGCGCAATAATCGCAAAATATTGTTTGCAGGATTGCAACTTGGTGCATTATTTAATGAATAAGGTAGATGTTCTTACCGGATTTATAGAGATGTCCAAGATTTGCAGCGTGCCGATTAGTTTTATAGTATTGCGAGGTCAAGGAATTAAACTAACCAGTTATGTTGCCAAGAAATGCCGTGAAAAAAATACGCTTATACCTGTTATGGATAAACCGGAAGGTAATGACGGGTATGAAGGTGCCATTGTTTTGGACCCAAAATGTGATTTATATTTGGATAATCCAGTAGCTTGTGTTGATTATGCATCCTTGTATCCATCTTGCATGATTAGTGAAAATTTATCGCATGATAGTAAGGTATGGACCATAGAATATGATTTGGAGGGAAATCTAGTAAAAGAAACTGGTGAAAAGGACACGAGTGGAAATTTTATTTATGATAATTTACCCGAATATGAATATGTAAATATTACATATGATACATATACATATATAAGACCGAGACCATCAGCGGCATTTAAAAAGGTAAAGTCGGGGTATAAATTATGCCGATTTGCACAATTTAAAACGGGTCGCGCCATCATGCCCTCTATTGTGGAGGAACTTTTGGCCGCCAGAAAAGCAACTAGAAAATTGATTCCGGAACAAACAGACGAGTTTATGAAGAATGTCTTGGATAAACGTCAGCTTGGTTATAAGGTAACCGCAAATTCTTTGTACGGTTCATGTGGTGCAAAAACGAGTTCATTTTATGAAAAGGATGTGGCTGCAGCTACTACGGCGACAGGCCGTCTATTACTTATTTATGCGAAACGAATTGTGGAAGAAACGTATGGCGATTCACTTTGCGAAACGACGCATGGTCTTGTGAAAACGAACGCAGAATACATATACGGAGACACTGATAGTGTATTCTTCACATTTAATTTGCAAACTCCGGAGGGCCAACCGATACGTGGTAAAAAAGCATTGGAAATAACGATTGAACTTGCGAAACAAGTCGGGCATTTAGCATCCAGTTTCTTGAAAAAACCACATGACTTGGAATATGAAAAGACATTTATGCCGTTTTGTTTGCTGTCAAAAAAACGATATGTTGGCATGTTATATGAAGAAGACCCCAATAAATGCAAGCGCAAGGAAATGGGGGTTGTATCAAAGCGTAGAGATAACGCACCGATTGTGAAAGATATATATGGCGGAATTATTGATATTTTAATGAAGGAACAAGATATCAAAAAAGCAACAGAATTTTTGAGAGGTTGTCTTAAAAATATTGTTGAAGAAAAATATCCAATGGATAAATTAATTATTACAAAATCATTGCGTTCGGGATATAAAAATCCAAAGCAAATTTCTCACAAAGTTCTTGCGGATAGAATCACGTCAAGGGACCCTGGAAATAAACCTGGGTCTGGTGACCGTATTCCATATGTATTTATTCATACTGCAAATAAGAAAGCACTGCAAGGAGAAAAAATAGAAACGCCTACGTTTGTTCTAGAAAATAAATTGAAGATTGATTATTCGTTTTATATTACCAATCAAATTTTGAAACCGGTTCAGCAAGTATTTGCACTTGTACTTGAAAAAATGTGGGAACTACAAAATAAACGGGCGAAAATTGCCAAATTTCGTAGAGATGTGGAACAATTACGTTCCTCCTTGAGTCCAGACAAATTTGAAGATAAATTGGATAAATTGAAAAGCAAAGAGGTACAAATAATGTTATTTGACGAATTCTTGCGTGTTACAAACAATCAAAAACAAGGAAATAGTGCATTAACAAGTTTCTTTGGAAAGAAATAAATATATTTATTATAAAAAATATATTTATGAAATTTTAAACTTTTTATAGAAAACTGCGCATCTTAGTTAAATGTAGATGATATTTTTTTTTCACAATAATTTAAAAACCGGTTTATATGATGAGAAACAAATGACAGAAATTGAATTACTTTTATAATCGCTATACCAATATTAATAATTTCTATATTATATGTATCGTCTGTATCAACTCCAACTAACTCATTTAAACATGAACGGCCAAGGTCTTTGGAGAACCATAGCTTTTCGGT